CCTCCTCGCCGTCCTCGTTCTCGTTGACGATCGTGGCCTCGAAGCCGAGGTGAGACAATAGCTTCTGGAGGTTGTTGTCTTCGCACGGCCCGGAGCAAATCTCCTCGCCATCGACTGACCATGTTTCACCCCAGTCGCTGCAGCAGCCGTCGCCGCACTCGTGGTAGTACGGGCGCTTGGAAACTTTGATCTTTTTCATAGGTCGTCGTCCTCGTCGTCTTCAAAGAATGGTTTGCTCATAAATTCTCCCAGATGCTGAGGGTGATGAGGATCAGAAGGCTCAGGGCTGCGAGGCCGAGGCCGACCGAGACTCCCAAAGCTCGGTTCAGTAGCTCCCTGAGCCTTGCGACATCGTTGGTTTTTTCGGCGAGTTCGCGTTCTAGCCTGTTGATCGTTACATCTACGGGTTCGGCGTGTGTGGTGTCGGGGTTCATTTGGTGAATGGAATTAAAATTGCGTAAGCGTAACCTGCCCACATGATAAAAAGTTCGGGGTTCTTTAGATGAAATTCCCATTCATTCCGCAGAAGCCTTGCGACCTCGTTGTCGGGAGTCTGTGGGTTCATTTGCGTGGTGGGCATACATTGTTCCATGTGTCAGAGAATATGAGTTTCCATACCCACAGTTCTTTCCACCCTCCACGCTTCAGCGCACATCGTGCATTTATTCGGCAGGCGGGGTTGTGTAGGTCAAAGGCTTCTCTAGTTTCGTTCATTTGTTGGTGGTAGTTTGGAATCCTTCGATGATCCCTGCGTAGTGGTGAAGTTGCTTGATGATTGCCTCGGCGTTCTCGGCTCGCTCTTTCCAATGCGCGTTCATCTCGTCGCCACGCCTTGCGGCATCCATGACCATCTCCCTGAGCCTTGCGACCTCGGCTTCTAGTTTGAGGTTCATTTCTCCTACTGGTTCACAAGCGTAGCAGGAGCCTTGGCATCCTAGTTTAAAGCGATCAAGTTCCTCACGGAGCCTTGCGACCTCTTTTTCTTGTTCAATGTAGGCTTGTTTGCACTTCTGTGCCTTTGAAGCCTCGTTGCGGTAGTGCTGATGCCAGTTTTTAGCTTCCTCACGGAGCCTTGCGACCTCATCATCTGCTTCAGACAACGCCTTGTATCGTTCGTCTAGCCATTGTTTAAGGTCTGCATTCTCCTCCCTGAGCCTTGCGACCTCGTTGTCGGGTGTCTGTGGGTTGTTTTGTATCGTATTCATGGCTGCTCTGTTTACGGGTTGATTGTGGGTTGGTCAAGGAGATTGCGCCTGTAGGACGTCTTGATGCCGGCGACTTTGGCGAGGGTCGTGGCGTTGCCGAAGACCTTCCGCAGATCCTCTTCGATCTCGGTGATGGACTTGTGGACAATCTTCCGGTTCCAGCTCGGCACGAAGTTGCAGAGGATTGTTTCCCCGGGTTCGGGCTCGAAGAACAGGGTCAGGACGTAGTAGACGCGGACCTTCTTGTCCTTGGGGTTGGCGTACCGGGCCTTGTCGGTCTTGTAGCGCCACGTGCCGAGCTTGAAGTTGGTGGCCGGCTCGATCACCGGCATGCCGTACTTGGCAAGGCGGGTGGCGATTGTCTCACGATGTTTAAGAATAGCCACCGCCTTGGTTTCGGCCATCGAGATCTTGATCGTGCCCTTGCGGGGGTCGCGGACGATCTTGACGAGCCCCGGGAACAGGTGGCTCATGTCCTCGCGGAACATCTTGAGCTTGCCGCGGGTGCCGGTCGTCGTTGAGCGTTTGGGCTCGGCAAGCTCGGTCGCCTCAAGTTCGATCACCTCGTATGAGTCCGAGGGCCTCAATCTGAAGTTTGGGTTCAGCGGACGCTGCCGGTTTCGTGGGAGCAGGGTGAATGGCTTGGGGATTCGGGAAGCGAGCGCCAAGTCGTCTCCGGCCGGGGCCAACCAGAAGACCAAGAGGATCCGCCGGCGCTTGGGGCAGTACAAAGCTTGGGTGCCGGTGACCTCCTCGCTGCCAAAGACCCGGGGGCTCAGGTCGTCGATGGCTCGCCGCAGAGCTGGTTTGAGGCGAGTGGGGAACGGGTCGCCGGGTTGGAGGTTGGGGGCGAGGAGGACGGCTAGGTAGGGGGTTTCGTCCAAAATGCCGTGGTGGGCGCCGCGGAAGGGCAGCTTGGTTGGGAGGGTTGGGAGCCAGCCGAGGCGGAAGCCGGCGGGCACTATTTCGGTGGTTTGGTTGGTTTGCATATTGAAGTCTTTTATTCTTTTTTCAATTTGCCATTCAAAAGTAAAGGGCAAAGTATAAAAAAATAAATTGATATAGCTTTTTTGGGAAAAAGTCTCGTTGGGTATATTTTCGCGTATTGGGGCGCATAGAACCCTTATACATATTTATTATCATATTTTCTATTTCTATATTTATATATATCAATTTGTATTTTTATTGTTTCTTCTGTAAATGGCAATGGCAAATTGAAAAAAAGGTAAATGTCTAGCGGCTAGTGTTTGTGAAGGGTGGTTTTGGGAGTGTTTGTGCGCTGGTTGACCAACTACCACGTCGGGGTGGTAGATGGCTTCCACCACGGCTGGGTGGTAACGGCGTATGTTGGGAGTCGATCGCCTTGTGTTGGGAGTCGAGCTCCACCGCTCATGTGCCGCTCATGTGCCGCTCATGTGCAGGCGATGAAAGCACAAGACCCCCGCCCAGCGGCATCAGGTTGCTGGACGAGGGTCAGGTGGTAAGAACAATCGACAAGCGCAGCGGAGACTGGGTCGGTAGGCGCACACTACGCTGGTGAGTTGTAGCGTGCAAGAATGTTTTGTGTCATAAAATCGTAAGAGTCGCTGCTAAATATTTCTTACTTTGATTTCGTAAATACTCCGACAGATTTGAAGATTGACGAGTTACTCTGTTGCGACTAGTTGTCTCGCAAAACTGGTTCTACACTGGAAACCGACCAACCATAAATGCCCGCTCTCCCAAACGCTCGCCACGAAAAATTCGCCCAGCTTGTCTGTGACGGAAAAACCTACACGGAATCCTACAAGATCCTGTACCCGAACAACTCGGCCCCGAATCAGTCGGGCTACAACCTGTACCATGACGCCCGCATCAAGGCCCGCGTCGAGGAGCTCCGGGAGGAGGTTGCTCTGCGCTCGGTCATGACGATGTCCCGGAAGCGTGAAATCCTCCGGCAGATGGCAGAGGGCATGATTCCGACCAGCGTCTACAACAAGGAGACCGGCGAGACGTTTGACGCCCTGCAGGCGCTGCTTGCGGACGCCAAGCTGGCCGGCGAGTTTGCCCCCGACAAGCTGAAGATTGAGGGCAGCAACCTAAAGGTGCTGTTTGAGGTCCCCAAGCGTGGCGAGGTGATTGAGGGTGACTGGTTGGCGCTATCCGACGAAACGGCGCCTTCGGCGGAGGAAAATAGGGAAAACGCCCCACTTTCTCTGTCGGATTTGTATAACGCTGACCAACTGCAGGATATTGAGTTTGACGTGCCTGATAATCAATAGGTTACGACAATTTTAATTATAGATTATTGTTCATTATCTGTAATTATCAACGATGTCAGACAACCAAGCCGTTAACAGACTCGTCCAGTTAGCCCGGCTCATCAGGGCAGAAGCCGACCGGGACGAGGAGCAGGGCCTCCTGTACGCTGCCCGGTTCCTGCTGCAGCACGTGGCCAAGTCACCGCCCGAGCGCCTCGAGATCACCGTTCCGATAGCCGAGCGCCTCGTCGGCCAGTACGTTGACTCCCTGCTGGCGGCAGACCAGTTTGAGGCCGCGGCGACGATCCTGTGGGGTCCCGAGGTCTTCGACCACCGGCCCTACAGCTCCTCGGCCGTCTGGCGCTACCTCTTTGCCCACGACAAGGTGCTGGTGCAGGGCGCCGGCGCTATGGGCAAGTCGTTCGGGGGCGCTGCGTGGTTCTACCTCGCTTGGCGTCAGGATCCGGCCCAGACCAGCATCAAGGTCATCTCCCTGACCGCAGAGCACGCGGAGCGGAACATTTTCGCCAGCATCAAGAACTTTCACCGGACGGCCCTCGTACCGCCTACCGGCTTCGGCCGCGGCGAGGATCTGGTCAAGAGCATACAGGTTACGACCGACGCCAAGCAGGGCATCCACCTCGTCGCCATCCCCAAGGGCGAATCGGGCTTCGGTGTGCTGCGCGGGTTCCACCCCTCGCCACGCCCCGGCAAGCCGCACCCCAAGTTTGGCCGGCTGTCCCGCAACTTCGTCGTGCTGGACGAGGCCGAGGAGATCCCCGCCGGCGTGTGGGAGGGCGTGAACAACCTCTGCTCGACCATGACCCGGGAGAACCGCGGCCACATCAAGGTCTTTGCCGCCAGCAACCCGAAAGACCGCACCAGCGACTTTGGCAAGCTGTGCGAGCCCAAGCGTGGCTGGGGCAGCGTGGACGTGGAGGAGGACTTTGAGTGGGTCAGCCGGGACCGCTGGAACGTCCTGCGCCTCGACGCGGCCAAGTGCGAGAACGTCAAGGAGCGCCGGGTCGTCTACCCCGGGCTGCAGACCTACGAGGGCTTCATGGACTACGAGAGCCGCGGGCGTACCGGCGAGTACTACACGATGGCCCGCGGCTGGTTCCCGCACGAGGGCGTGCAGATGGCCATCATCACCCCGGCCATGATGGACAACGCGGTGGGCACCACGCGGTTCATCGGCCCAGTCGTGCCCCTCGCCAGCTTCGATCTTGCCCTCGAGGGCAACGACCAGCTCATGTGCAGCTACGGCCGGTTCGGCCTGAGCGACGGCTGGACACCGCTGTCCGGCACATTCATCCGCTACCCGTCACCGCGGACGGTGCTGCAGCTCGACAGCCAGATGCCCTTCCCCAAGGGCGACACGGTCAAGCAGACCGAGGCCATCAAAACGTTCTGCAAGGACATGCAGATCGCGCCCTTCTGGGTGTGCGTGGACCGCACCGGCAACGGCGCCGGCGTACACGACAACCTGCTGGCCACCTTCGGCAGCGAGGTCATGGGCGTGAACTACTCGACCGCCGCCACCGACACCCGAGTGCTGGGCGACGACAGCAAGCGGGCCAACGAGATGTACAACGGGATTGTGACCGAGCTGGTCTTCGGTCTGGCAAAGTACCTTGAGTTTGGTTACCTGAAGCTCTCACCTACCTTCCGGCACGAGGATCTGGTGCGACAGGCGACCGGGCGCCGGTACAAGCAGAAGGGCAAGGGGCTCGTGCGTGTCGAGTCCAAGGCG